GCTCGTCGGCGCGCACCGCGTCCCAGAAGTCGCGTCGGTAGATGAACCTGGCGCGCTCCACGGTCAGGTTGCGAATGTCCTCGTTCGGGTAGGTGTTGGCTGCGATGCCGAAATTGGTGCCGCGCAACTCGCCCACGTTCACCCGGCCGCCCGTCCAGTTGCCGGGGTCGCGCGGGTCGTCGGTGAAGCCGCCCTCATGCCCGAGCAGCTTCTCAAAAGCCGTATCAAATTCCATGGGTGCCGTCCTTTCTTGATGCCGCCATTTTTGGCTGCACCCGGCGCGCCGCCGGATATTTGTCACTCCCGCGTGCGCTCGATCTTCTCGCGCGCCTTCTCGCTGGTCTCTTCCATCATCCGGTCGGTCACGGCCCCGCGCTGGTGCAGGCGCGCCATGCTGCGCACCTCGGCCGCAATCGAGTTCACCAGCGCTTGTTCCTGCGCGCCACGTCGCTGCGCTTCCAGTTCCAAATCCACGGGTCTGGCCTTGATGCCAAAGGTCTGCATGGCAGCGTACTTCGGCTGCACCGGCAGGCCGGAGCGGTCCACGCCGGTGAACTCCCCTAGCGGTGTGGTGATCACCGTGTCCATGGCGCTGGCGGTCGCGTTCATCAGCCGCTGCGAGTGCAGGCCGCCCGGCGCAATGGCGGGCAGCAGCAGAATGGCCATCCACTTGGCGCGCTTCTCGGCTTTCTCGGCCGCGGTGTCGTTGTCGTCGGTCACGTTGCGCCCAAGGAACATTTCGCGGTTCACCAGTATGGCGGCAAAGGTCGAGAGAATCGGGTGATTGGGTGTTAGCGGGGCCGGCAATTCCATGCCGCCCGCTTGGTTGCGCATGTCGAAGATGTCGCCGCCCGGAATGATGCGCGAGGCATCCAGAAACACCGGCAGCCCCGTGATCTCATCCGTGCCCAGGCGTATGGTTTTGGGTGAGCCGAGCGCGCTCAAGCCGCGCGTGTGGTCGGGCATGGCCACGCGCTCCTCGGCCTCAAGCTCGCGCCCTTTGACGAGCTTTTCCAGCCAGTCGTCGTCCTCGTCGCCAGCGGCCAGTGCGTAGGCCACCGCATTGATGCCGTGCAGCAACGCCGCCGGGGCCGCCAGTCGCCACGGGTACACCATGGCGGTATGCAGCAGGGCCGGGACGGCTTTGTAGGTGTAGCTGAAAAACGGGATCGCATAGTCGCGCACCTTGCGCGCCCCACTTGGCAGATCGTCGTAGGCGAAGATGTAGCGCAAGGCGTAATCCATCGCCTCGGCGGGCTCCATGCCCTGCTGGCGCGCATCGCGGTAGATCAGGTACTTGAAAAACGTGTCCTCGGCTTCATAGGCTTGCGTCAGCGGCTGGCGCAGCCAGCACGTCACGGCGTTGAGCACCAAGCGGCCGCCTTTGCGCGCCCCGCTCTCCTGCATATTGGCCATCTTTTGCAGCTCGGGCGGCAGGTTCTGCATCATCTCCTCGCGGGTGAAGCTGCCAGTGAACAACCCCACGTCTCGCGCTTCATCCACCATGGGCGCGTTCTGAATCAGATCGCGCGTCGCGTTCAGGTATTTGTGCCCGTCCCAGTACGACACGCCAGCGAAGTGCGCCATGCTCAGGTTCGATACGATGTTGTTGAAGTGCGCGACCGGGTTCATCGCTGTTTTGCCCTGCTTCCAAATCCCCATTGCCTCGCGGTACAGTTGCAGCGTGTCGTTGGCCCCTTCCTCAAACTGGGTCAGGTGCGTCATCACTTCGCTGCGCACCCACAGGCCAGCCAGGCGGCCGTAGCGCTTCACGCCGCCGGTGCCGGCAATCTCGGTGTCCGGCACCTCCACAAAGCCGTCAGCGCCAGAGCGGCGCGTCCATTCCGGGTTGTTGGCTATGCTGTGGAACAGGCGGCCCACGGCAATGTCGCGCTGCATCGAGGTGTAGCCCACAACGTAGCGGTACATGGCGTCGCGCATCTCGCCCATTTGCGCGCGCTCGCTCGGCGTCCAGTCGCGCCACACCGTCACCTGCTCACGCGCCAGCTTGGGCGCGTTCGGGTCATTGAGCTCGAGCTTGCCTTGATTGAGCCGCCAGTGCGGATCGCGCACCTCGTAGCCCAGGGCAATCCACTGGTCCGCCGCGTCCACGCTCACGTCCTGGAACATGCCCCGGCCTTTGAGCGATCCGCCACCAATGCCCGCCATGGTCGGCACCCCGGTTTTGAACAGGCGCTTGACCAGCGGGTCGCCCTCAAGCTCGGTCTGGCGGTTGTAGATGCGCGGCAGGTAGCGGCCGCGCCAGCGCTCGGCGCTGTCCTTGCTCAGCATGCCCAACTCCAACAGCTCGTCGGTCTGCCGATCCATGGCGCGGGTAATCGCGTCGGCCACGCGCACCGCATGCTCGGGAGGAATCACGCCCGGTGCCAGCATCTTCTCCACAATGTCGCTCACCATAACCCGGTCGGCCTCGGGCATGGCGCTCATCTCCTTGGCTACATCTACCGCCGATTGCTTGGCCTTTTCGATGGTTGCCTTCATTTGGCGCAGCTGCTTGCGCAGCTCGGGCGACGCCATGCGCATGCCGAAAAGATCCAGCGCCGGCCGCAACGCCGCCTCCAGCTTGCCCAGCGCCACTTCACCCAGGCGGAACTTAAAGCGGCCCAGCGCGTCCCGGTTGGGGCTTTGGGCCTGCTCGGGGTCGTACTGCGGCCCATCCTCGGCCACGCGCTGCATCGGTGCTGGCTGCGCCTGCCGGCGAAGGTAGGCGAATTCGGGGCTGGTGTCGGGGCTCACGCGGGTGCGCCGATCGCTGGGCAAAGGTGCACCGCCAGCGATGACACCCATGCTTCTCAGGCTTTGAGTTTGGCCACTGTCCTCGACATAGATCGCGTCCACCACGATGGTGCCGATGCGCGCGAGCGCCTTGCTGTCTCGACCCACCGCGAACACTTGGGCGCCCTGCTTCTGCAGGGAAGCCCTCAGCACCAGCTTCTTGAGCTCTTCCTTGCTCATGGTGCTGGCGTCGTTCGGGATCGTGCTGATCGCCTTGACGTTGTACTGGCTGTCGGTGTGGATCAGGGTGATGGCGCCCTCGTCCACCTGCAGGCGCTTGGCCACAGCCATCACATCGGACGGCCCGGTAATTTTCACCTCGGCCCATTCCTGCGCACGGTATGGGGCGGGCTGGCCAAAGTCCTTGCGGTGGGTCTGCACAGCGCCGCGGCTGTCGATGGTCGAGTATTCGTTGGTGTCGATCACCACATGCGACCGGAGTTCCAGCATGGGCATCCGGCTTGCAAACGCCGTTGTCAGGTTTACATCGGCGCGGCTTGGGGTGGCAATGCCGCTTGGGTGGTTGTGCAACAGGTAGTACCCGGTAGCGCCCCGGTTGCGCGCCGTGGCCGAAAGCTCGGCGAGGTAGCCATCCATGTCGTTGCCGATGATGACGTCAACCGATGCGGGCAGGCGGCTGGTTAGGCCAACCTGCGAAACCACGCCGCCGGAGTCGTTCACGAACACCACGCGGAACGTCTCAAAGCGCGGGTCGCGGTACACCTGCGCCAGAATGGCGAGGTCTTCGGCGCTGCCTACTTTTTGTCCGACGAGGCTGACCCTTTGACGGGCAGCGTAATCACCAGACAAGGCGAGGCCAAGTATGGTGCCGGTGGATCGTATGTCATCCACGGCGGACACGGCCGCCCGCTGGGCAGCAACAGCGGCCGCTCCTGCCTGGCTTTCGACAGGTCCACGATCGAGGAACAGTTGGAGTTGTCGGTCATCGGTGTAGGGGCGTCGGGGGGCTTGCGCATTGTAGGCCCCTCCATCTTCGCGCAGATCGAAAATATCGCCTTGGTTCGGGTTGGCGTCGGCCGCGCGATCGCTGCCGGCCAGGGTGAACTCGCCGCGCTCGCGGTCGGCGCGCTCGCGCTGCTCGGCCTGGCGCTCCTGCTGCTGGCGCTCTCGCTCTGCCTGCTCCAGCCGCTCAAGGCGCTGGGTGACTTCCTCGGGCGTGTAGCTGCTTAGGGTTGGCTGGCTGGCGGGTTGGTCGGCTGCTTGATCTGCGGCGGGTCGGCCTGCTTGAGTTGGCCCAGGGCCTGCTGCTGCTGCGGGCTCGGCTGCTGCCCGGCCAGCATCGACCGGAACAGGCCCACGCCCTGCGGGCTGTTCCAGATTTTCTTGGCTTGCTCGTTCATTTTGCGGCCTCAGTAGGTTGATGGCATCGGCGCGGCTGGCGCGCGGCACCTCGCCGAACATATCGGCTGCGGGCTTGGTTGCCTCAGTATAGGCAAAGTCGGCGGCATTGCCTAGGGCCTCCACCACCGGCTTGACGCTGCGTGCGTTGCGGGCAAACAACTCCAGCACCACGCCCACCATGGGGTCGGCTGCCATGTCAACCTGCTGCGCCGCCAGCGCCAAGGCCCGGCCCTCGCGCCGCGCATTGACCGCGATCTCGGCCGCCTGCGTCACCACGTCGCGGATATCGAGCGCACCAGCGCCTTCCAGTCGGGCCATCTTCGGCGCCACTTGCGCCAGCGCCGACAGCACGTTGCGCGCTTCGGGGTCTTGGGCCTGCGCGTACAGTCGCACCAGCTCGTCGTTGCCGTAGGCCTTGGCAAACACAGCCGCATTGATGCGATCCACTGCCTGCTTGCTTGGCTGCCCGTTGGTGTCGATCAGCCCGCCTTGTTCGGCTTGCGGCATGGCGCGCACAAACTGGCGCACCGCCTCCGGGGTAATGCTGCCGTCCTCGGCAAACTTCAAAGCGCTCAAATTCACGCGCGCCGCGTCGTTGTTGGCCTGCTCCACCGCCGACAGGTTCAGGTTGCCCACCGTGTTGGACACATCCCCAATGTCGGCCGTCACTTGATCGGCCGGCATCACGCGCACCAGCACCGGCGCGCGCATGGCGCGAATCACATCCGGGTTCACGCCGTGCAGGGTGTCTTGCGCCAGTTCCTGCGTGTACCCTGCCGCAGTGCCTTGGCTGTAAGCCACCTGCAAGCCAGCCACGCGCCCGTTGCCCGCAATTGCGCGGATGCGCTGCACCGCCTGGTTACCGTAGTCCGGGTTGGCCGCGCCGTCCGCCCGGTTTGAGGTCAGCACATCGCTGGCCTCGATCACGGCGTACTGCACCGGGATGCGGCGTCCGTCGCTGGCCACGGCCACATCTTGGCGGCCCATCTGCTCCGGTGCGATCTCACCTCCGGCCACCACCGGCGCGCCGTTGGCAAAGTCGCGCGAGAAGCCCATCCGCCCATAGTCGGGCTGGGTGGCAATGCTCTGCATCTGCGCAATGCTCGACGGCGTGGCGCGGTTGCGGTTTTGCAGGATGGGTGTCTTACCCTCATTCGTGAGGGAGACATCGGGCTTGGTACCCTCATCAGTGATGGCACCATCCACCGGCGCATCAGGCGTTACCGGAGCCGCTTCGGTAGTAGCTTGCGGTGCTTCGGTAGTAGCGGGCACCAAGTCATCGAACGTCAGCCCAGCGGCTTGTACGTCGCCACTTCCTCCCGCGTCGGGTAGTACAGCGGCCGGGGTTGCATCGCTTCCTGCTGGCGCCGGCGCTTCAACTGGCGCGGTTTGGGCCGGGGCTTGGGTTCGGGCTGCTGGTGTTGCGTTTTGGACATTCTGGGCGCGCTCGATGGCCTGCAAAATCCGGTTCGTCGCCTCGGCATCGAGTGCCGCCACCGGCTGCGCTGGGGCTTGGCTGGGTGTGGTTTGCCCGAGAGCCTGCCGCGCCGCTTCTTGGTAGTCGGTCAGGTTTATGGCTGGCTGCTCGGGCTGGCCGCGCTGGGCTGCTTGGGTGGCCACATTCACGCCGCCGCCCATCAGCGCGCCAAGCAGCCCTGCCACGGCCACCTCTTTTACTGCCGCCGTGCCGCTTGGCGCATCCCCTGACCCGGCCGCGCGGCCCGTCACTTGCCCAACCGTCTCGATCGCCTCTTGACCGCCCTCCATCAAGCCCGCTGCACCCACTTGCCCGACGCGGCCCGCCGCTGATCTGCTGCCAGTGCCGGTAATCGCTCGCGTGACGGCACCCTCAGCGCCGCCTCGCGTCAGAGCGCCTGCCACCACGGTAAACGGCACCGTGATAGCCGCACCAAGGTATGCGTCCTCCATCGGCACGCCCTGACCCACCAGTTCGGCGAACGTCGATGCCGCGTTTTGGGCCGTAATCGTGCCGACGCCTGCCACAGTTTGCGCGCGCGCCACCCGTGCGGCGATTTCGGCCTTGCTCATGCCCTGCACCGCTTTGCCAGCCGTGGCTAGCCGTGCCCCCGCCACGCCAGCGCCGACCGGCAAAAACATGCTTCCGATGGTAGGCAGCACCATGTTGCCAATCGCGCCCGGGTTCTGGCTGATTGCTTGCAAGACGCCGACCTCATCGTCGGCCATGTCGGCCATGAAATTCTCGCGCATGGCCTCGGCGCGCTCGGAGCCGACTACCTCCCGGATCGCCTGCATGCCGCGCTCCATCCGCCCAGACAGGCCCGCGCCCAGCCTGTCGCCTGTGGCCAGTCTGCCAATTTCGGCCACGCCTTTGATGGCGGTTGGCCCGATTTGCAGCGCGCCAGCGGCAAGGTCGCGCGCCGCCGTGCCGAGAGTGCGCTCGGGCACGGCGCGGCGAGTGCGGGGTTGTGACGGGTCGCCGTTCGGTATCAGGTCGTCGAACCTGATGTCGGTGTTTTGCGGTATCAGGTCGTCGAATTCGATGGTCATTTACAGCCCCGTTGGGTCTATCCCGTTTTGCCGCAGGCGCTGAATCACCTGCTCGCGTGGCGCGCCTCTGGCAATCGCCTGGCGCGCACTTTCTAGCGCAGTTGCCGGGCTTGCGGCGGCTGCGGGCCGTCCTTGCGCCTCCCACTGCGCAAACGCAGTGGCTGTGGGTCGCCGGCCGTTGGCGCTCGTCCATGCGTAAAAGCGGGCCAGTGCGGCCTGGTCGATTTGCGTTTGCATCTCACCCGTGGTCCGGTTGCGCACCGGCCGCCCCTTGTCGTCCAGGGCGGGCACCTGCAGCGTGCGCAAGATGGTCGAGGAAAGCGCGCCCTCAGACGCCTCTGCGCCCGTGCCCGGCCTAGCACCATGCGTGTTCAGGTGCGCCAGTTCGGCCAGCGTCATTTGGCGCTCGGCACTCGACCGCCCGGCCGCCGCGTTGGATGCGTTTGCCGCGCCGCGGTCGCGCGCCACCTGCGCCCCTGATTCTTGGGTAAAAAGGCTGCGCAGCGCTTCATCCCACACCGTGCCCTCGCCGGTTGCCTGGTTGATCGCGCCGCCCGTATTCCCGACGGCGCTGAACGGCATGTAGGTCTCGCCCGGTCGCGTCAGCGTGTTCAGCCGGTTCATCTTGTCCAGGTCGCCCACATTGGCCAGCGCCTGATCGCGCAGACCTTGGGTTTGGATCGCCGTGCCAGCATTGGCAAACCGCTCCATGTTGGTGTCGCCGGTCATTTGGAACAGTCGAACGGCGTCCTGCATGTAGCGCGACAGAGCCGGATCAATCGGTGCCTGCCGCGCAGCGTTGGTCAGGCCCAGCCCGGTCGCCTCTTCGCCGATCTTGAGCGCGTCGGCCCCAGCCCGGTTGCCGCTCATGTTGCGGTAGTAGATATCGGCCAAGCTCTGCTCCTGCTCTTGCTGGGCGCGCTGGCGCACTGCCTCGCCCTGAAGCAGCGCCCCAAGCGCCCCCGCAATGCCCCGGCCGGCACCAGCCCATGCCTGGGTCGGGTCGCGCGTCAGTGTCGTCATCATCGGAAAGCCCTCGCAAACTGGTTAAACCCATCGCGCGCCGCGCCGCCCAGGTTCCAAAGCCCGCCCGTGCCCATGCCCGCCTCCTGCGCCGCCAGCATGGCCGCCTGCTGCCCGCTGGCGCCGTACTTCAGGCCCGCCCCCAGAGATGTCAGGTTGTTGCCGCCAGCGGAAAGCCCCGCCGTGCCCGCGCCCTGCAGCAGTGAGCCAAGGAACATTTGCCCGGGGTCAACCCGGCCAGCGGCATCGATGGCAATCCGGTCGGCTCCGGCCTGCCCGCGCGAAAAATTGCCCAGCCGGTCCACATCCATGCCGGCATCCATCATGCGGATGCCCTCGTTCATGCGCAGACGGCCCGCGCTGCTGGTCTTGCCCAGCAGGCGCGCCAGCTGCTCGGCCTGCCGCATGGTGTTCAGATCGCTGGTAGCTCGAGCGGTCAGGTAGTCGTCCGACACGTTGCCCTGCGTTTCCTGCTGGCCGCTGCGGATCGCCTGGCTCTCGCTCACCGGCGCAATCAGTTCCTGCGTGATCTGATCCGCAATCTGCGTCTGCTCCGCCTGCCGCTTCGGTGTCTCGTAAGTGGCGGCCGTGTCCAGCGCCCTGCGCTCGGCCTGCATCTGCAACCGGCGCTGGCTCTCCAGGCTGCGCTGCGTTGCTGATTCCATGCGCTGCTGCGCATCGCGCGCCGCCCGGTTCTGGATGGCCGCGCCTGCAATTGTGGCAATGAGCGCCGGGATCAATGGGATCATGATTTGCTCCTTACCGGGTAACGGTGCCGCTGTTGCCGGCGCGCGGGTTCGATACGCCAAACCACTGCTGCTGATTCGTCCCGCTGCCAGCCGCAGCGCGCCCGGTGTTCATCTGGTTCATCAGGTAGGCTTGCGCCATGTCGTTGAACAACCCGCCCACCGTGGCCCCTGCGCGCGCGCTGGAGGCGTTTGCGCTGTTGACGCGCAGCGCGTTGAGCGACTGCGATGCGGCGGTGCCCGTGTCGATGCCCGACTGCGCCAGACCGATCAAGTTGGCGCGCGCCTGCTCGTCTGCTGTGCGCAGATCGGCCGCCGCCTGATCGGCCACGCCGCCTGCGCGCATCAGGCCCTCATTGGTGCGCCGGTTGATGTCAGCCAGGCTATCGACCTGCACCGATCCGCCCATCAACCCGGTGCGCGCCAAGCCAAAACGGTTGAAGCGCTCGGCCTCCGTGGCCTGCCGGTCAACGTCTTGCCGGTTGAGGTCAAACACCGCGTTGCGTTGATCGGCATACAGCGACTCGCGCCCGCCGCCGTTGAACGTCTGGTTGATCGCATCCGTCGCTGCGCGGATGCGCGCTTGACGGTCATCCTCTTGCTGCCGGGCTGCACCCGCGCCTCCATCACCGCCGCCGCCACCGCCCATATCAAACTCCTTCCATTACAAACGTGGCCCCGCACCGGCGGAAGCCCAATTTTTCGTACAACGCATCGGCCACCTCGCAGCCCGAGATCACACCCGGCCTGATCTGCTTGGCACCCGCCAGCCGCGCCCATTTCACAAAAGTCTTGATCAGCCGCGCCGCCAGCATGCCGCCGCGATGGTCTGGGTGAATGAACAGCGCCAGATCGTTGGCCACCATGTCGTTGCCAAACCAGCTTTGCGTCACCATGCCCGCCATGCCGCCGATCACATCTCCGTTTGTACCCTCAGCCACCACCACGAACTGACTTTTGTCCATCAAGCCGCCCAATGTTTCTTTCACGCGCTCGAGGTCGTAGTCCATGGGCGCAAAGGTCGATTCCTGGTGCATGGCCCGGCCCAGCACGCAAATGGCAGGCAGGTCTGCCACAGTGGCCATGCGCAGCCTCATGATCCACCCCGCCCCAAGTCGTGAAAGTGCAAGGTGATGGCGTCCACTCTGAAGGGCTTGTTGTCGAAATTGCGCAGCCGGACAGAAAACTCTGTACCGGTGCATTCAACCGGAATCGTCCCGCCGGGCCGGGTGTTGCCCTTGACCCTGATCTCTGGGGTAAAGGCATCGGGGTCGCGCACATCAAACCCGATCGACATGCGGCATGCGCCCTCCAGCACCACATCCGCCCCCACCAGTTGCTTGAGGTTGCCCGGTCTTTTGAAGTCCATGTAGGGCAACTGGATCAGCACCTCGTACTGAGTGCCGTCGTCCGTGCTGGCCTGCTCGTCGAGCCGGTACACCGCATCGCCGCTGCGGATGTAGAGCTCTTGCCCAAGCTCGGCAAAGGCGTCCACTGGCACGCTCAAGAAATACTGGCTCCATGCCGCAATCCGCGCCGTGCGGCTGATCGAGTACACGAACAGCCGGTTGCCGATTGCGCACACGTACTGGCCCGTGCCGTAAAAGTAGAAGCTCCTTGGGGCGACACCCGGCACACGCAGTTCGGGCCGCACCAGCGCGTCGATTGGCGAGCCCACATCCACATCGGCCAGGCTGTTGGTATGCCGCAGCGTGGTGATCGACCGAAACCCGTAGTCGCTCAGAAAATACAGGTCGCCGCCCACGCTCACCACCGAGCGCGGGAAGCTCGTCCCCACGTTCTCCACAATGTCCTCCAGGCGCATGGCAGTAGGGTTTGGGTCGGCCACCCACACTTGCGCACCATCCCGCGACAGCACAACCAGATTGCCCTGGTACACGCCCAAAGCATTGGCGGCCCGGTCGCCTTGGCTGTTTAGCCCGGTAGGCAAAAATCCGGCGTCGTTGGCCGCCGTCCAGTCGCGCGGGTTACCCGTTTTGGAGTAGCGCACCACATCCGCGTTGCCCGCGCCCACTGCGAAGATTTTGCTGGCAATCTTCAGGCAGGCCCGCGTGTCGGGGCAGTTGGCGTCAGCAACGTGCGTGGCTGGGCTGCCGTCGAGATAGTGGTGCTCCACTTGCCCGCTCGCGTACTGCACGGCGCAGTAAATGAAGGCATTGAACACATCGGCAAAGGGCACGTCGGCCACCGCCTGCGCGCCGCCAGAGAATTGCACCCTGTTGGCCTGAAACAGCGGGTTGGCGTGCGTGATCGTGCCGCTGCCGTAAAACGTGTGCAGCCGGCCAAAAGCCGCAAACAAGCCCCTGGTGCCGGGCTCCAAATCCGCCACCTTGGTCAGGCCGGGGCGTTTTTGCGCCGCCAATCCCGTCGTTACGTAGGCATTGCGCATCTCCAGCAGCCGGTTTGCATCCGACACGCTGGAGCCCTTGCGCAAATCAATGCCTAAGTCGTAGCGGTCAAAAGTGATCTGTGACACCGATCAGCTCCTGAGCGTGTAGCCACCATTGGCCGTGCGTGCTACTTGCGCATCAGAACGGGTTGTGCTGGTGTCCATGAAATAGCGTCGGTTTTCTTTTTGCCTGAATTTTTCACGGCCCAGCATGTTCTGGAAAGCCGTTGCCGCCGCCTGCGCATCCGGGTGGCGGTAGTGCGCCTTGGCGTTGGCCAGCGCGTACAGGAACACCAGGCGGTCGGGCACACTGGTGCGGTCACTCGCGCGGTCGAATCGCCCACGGTCGGCCGTGTACTCCA